TTTTGAAAAAGCCGTATCGTAACTTTGTATTACATAAGAATATGGCGGTATATCTTCGTGCTCCCATCTTTGCCACCACTCTCTTTTTACAATGGATCCTTCTTCTGCGGTCGGATTTTGCATCCACTGAGAGTTCCATTTTGCAACAGGTAAAGATGCTTTGACACCTAGCAGCTCTTCTTTTTTCCAAAACTCTGGCCATAAAGGTAACTCTGATTCTGGCATAATTGCAGGAAACTCCACCACTTCCCATTGGTCAGCATTTTCATCGCCTTGTTTTTTTAAGACTTTGCCAACCAAATCTTTGGTGGACCACCTGGTCATAACAATAACGATAATTCCTCCTGGCTGTAAACGCTGTCTAGGACCAGAGGTATACCATTCATAAGCAGATTCTAAAGATTTCGGCGATAGTGCATCTTGTTCTGAGTGTGGATCATCAATAACCAAAAGATCCGCACCACGACCTGTAATAGCACCACCGACACCAGCAGCAAAGAACTCGCCTTCTTGGTTACTAGTCCATCTTCCTGCTGATTTGTTATCTGCTTGCAGCTGTAGATCCGGAAAAATATGTTGATATTCTTCACTGTCAATAATGTTTCTGACTTTACGACCGAACCTCACCGCTAGTTCGGCGGTATGCGTGGTCTGGATTATTTTAAGATTGCCCCTGCGACCCATCATCCAAGCAGGAAAGTATGTTGATGCAAATTCTGATTTTGAGTGCCTAGGCGGTAAACATACTATTAATCTTTTAAGTTTACCGTCTGCAATTTTATTAAATTTTTCTGCAATAATTTTATGATGGCGGCCTTCTATAAACTCTGGCCACATGTGTTTGACAAAACCAATAAAATCTTTTTGACAAGAATCTTGTTTATCTAATTGATCGTATCTGTGCAGCAAAGCTACAGCCTCGGCTTTGTCTTGCTCGGATAATATATCGAAATCTTTTAAAGAAACTTCATTCATTTTTATAAAGTCGGGCCAGGCAACCAGGTAGTGACATAGTAGCTACCCAACCCTAAGCACCGAAATGCCTAGGTTAAGTATAGATTAATAAACATAGCGAGCAAAATTATTATGAGTGTAAATACTGCCACAGGTAGGTTTTTATACCTCATGCCAGTTTGGATCTCCTTCAAATAACATGGATTCTGCTAACCTGCGTCTTTCTAGGCCTGGCAAAACCTTTCCGTTTGCCTTGTTCCAGCGGCGCATTTGTTGTGGGACTTCTTGCATTTTGCCCTCGTTTAAAACACGAAGGAGCGTAGAGCTGCGAAGGTTTGTTGGCCCAAGATTGTAAGTCCAGGCAACCATAGCGTCTAGTTGATTTTGGTCCAGAGGTTGCGTTACAGCGTCAAGAACATATCCAGTATATTCTTCAAGCTCTTCTTCAAGCCACGCATCTGCTTGTTCTTGCGTGCAAGTATCACCCATTTTTACATTTTTGGTTCTGCCAAAAGCTATAGTAGGCACTCCCGCGCTGCACAGGTATGCCTCTAGCTCACACCCTTCAAACTTTTTAATTAATGATTTGCCTTCTTCTGATATGTGCATAATTTTACTCTCCCCACTTCTTAGTTTTTGTGCCGCCATAATATTCGACAGCAAGATTTTCTTCTTTAAGCAAATCAGCGATATTGCCCTTTTCACAAAATACATCACCTAATACCCTGCCATATTTATCTGTTCCATAAGATCTAATTGTAATATCACCAACAAGCCATTCTTTTAATTTTTGTTTTGCCAACAAACCCAGTTCTTTTTCTTTTGTTCTTTCTGGATATTTTTTTAAATTAATCCTAGATTCGGGTGTATCAATAGAATTTATGCGTACAGCTTTGTTATGCAATTGCACTGAAAAACCTAAATCTATTGTCTCCAAGCGAATGGTGTCACCATCTGTTACAGATCTTAGTTTACATTTGTAAACAAATGCCTCCGGTGATTTACTCATTTTTTTCTCCTGCTTTAGTAGTAACGGTTCTGTAATAGACTACTACATCTTTTAGTTCTGTGATATATCGCTTGATTTCTTGCATGTTGTAGGCCATAACTTCGTAATCTGGTACTGTCATAGCTAAAAATACCAGCTCACCCTCTTGTTTTTCTATTCTAGACAACTGATCTTCCCAATTATCTGGTGTTACCGCGATCCATTGGAGTTGTTTAAGATCAATCTCTCTGGGCATGATTGGCTGCACAATCTTTTTATCTAAAGGTTTTGCAGTAACTTGTATTTTTTTAGTTGGAAGTAGGCTGCAACTGCAAGCCATTATCAAGACCATCAATAGTGCTACTGATTTGCTCAATGTTTTCCATGATATGTTTTGTACCATTATTTATTTTCCTTTCCATTTCTACTGGGTCAGCCAATATTTTAGACGCTAATTCATAGTTTTGTATAAACTGCGTGTATCTGCTTAATTCTCTTTGCGCGGCCTGGCTTTTGGCCGTAAGATTTTGTAATTGTTGTGTTTGCAGCTCAAAGTCTGCTTGTATTGATTTAATTGCCTCTTCTTGCGTTGCTACTGCACCTTCTAAGACTGCATTATTAGTTTGTAGTATTTGATTTTGTGAATAAAAATAATATGTTGCAGCGCCTAATATTAAAATTATTGCTAGTAAAAATTGTTGCATGTATAAATTTTAAGCTCTTTTTCTTTGCCTTTAACTTTTATTGGTTTTAATGACTTTAACACAAGTTTGCAATTTTTTGCAGTATTGTGTCCTATTAATATATCTACGCCTACTTCTTTGGTCGCAGACTCTAATCGTGCAGCTGTATTTACCGGATCTCCAATAGCAGAATAATCAAACCTTGTTTCAGATCCCATGTTACCTACCACTGCAAATCCAGACTGAGTTCCAACGCCTACCTGGACTGGCGTTGATAAAGTTTTATTTAATTCTACTATGCCCGCTTGTATATCTATTGCAGCTTGTACTGCTTTGGTTTCGTGATCTTCTAGGTCTAATGGTGCTCCAAATATAAACATACCTGCATCTCCGATAAATTTATCCGTCATGCCTCCTAATTTTTGCACAGCGTTTACTTGAACCGTTAAAGTTTTATTCATAATTTCTGTTACTTCTTCTGGCGATAATTTTTCGCTTAAAGCGGTAAATCCACGCAGGTCCGTAAATAAAAAAGTGCAATATCTTTTTTCTCCGCCAAGTTTAAGTAGATCTGGGTTATCTTGAAGTTGTTTAACCTGTCTTGGATCCAAATAATGTTCAAACTGTTTTTTTATTTGTTGGCGTAATTTGTACTGCTCTCTAAACCTTAAATAAAATGCTGTAGATCCTGCAATAAATTGTGATATTAATGACCAGGTTACATCAATTAATAATCCTTGTCGGATTAAATAATATCCAGCAAAAGTCGTAGCAAGCATTAATGTTGCACCCAATGTAATACCTAGAGTTATGCCAAAAGTCGTTAATACAAGCCAAATAAGGCTTACTGAAAGCAAAAATATGCCTGTTTCTGCTGCTAAGCTCCAGTCTGGGATATATGGTGAGTCAGTAATTAAAATACTTTCAGCTAATGCAGCTTGAATCTTGTGTGGCTCTAATAAGCCAGCTGGTGTTGCTACTTGTGGCATAATTCCTGCCGCTGTTGTACCAATAAACACAAACCTACCTGTAACCTCCATTTCTTTGAGTGTGGTTTCTGGTGTTTTAATCCATGAAACCCATTTTCGACCTAAAGAGTCTGTTTTGATTGGTGGTATGCCTCTAACGGCTATTTCTTGAATGCCAACTTGATTGGTTGTAATGATATAAGATCGGCTGCCAGTTAATGACTTTAAAACTTGAGTTCCGAAAGCAGAAACAAATCCATCTGGTGTTTTTAACAACAATGGTATTCTTCGTACAAGGTTGTCTATTTCGGTTGGAGCGCTTGCAATACCTTGAGTTGCGTGTTTTCGTAAAACCGGTATGTTTTGTACTACACCAGTGGTTGGTATACCTGCAATATCACTGCCTTTTATAATGGTTCCTGTTGTTTTTGGAAAATTGCCGCTTTCATCTTCGAACATTGCTAAAACAGAAGTTCCGTATTTTAATGAAGTTGAGAAAGCATCATCGCCACCAAGCCTATCTGCTTGTGGAAAACTTACTACCCAGCCAACACCGATTGCGCCCTTATTAATTAAATCTATTTGTATTTCTGCAAGTCTTTGTCTGGGTAAGGGCCACCCACCCTCGCGCTTTATATCTTCTTCGGTAATGTTTAGTATGACAAAGTTTTCAGATGGTTCTGGTGTTATAACAAAGGCATCAAATATTTTAAGTTTAAGTATTTCGGTTGGTGTGCTTTGAAAAAATAAAGGAGTACTTAATATTATAAGCAATGGTAATAAAAGTTTATTCATTAATCACTTTGATTTATAGTAATCGTACTATCACTACCTCCGTTGACTTTAATTATATTGGAAACACCATCTTGTATCAAAATCACTGTGTAAGCCTCACTTCCGTTTAAATCTAACCTTACGCTTTCGTTTACTTTTCTTCTTAGGCTTACAAGATTGCCCGTAATAAGAGCGGTTATTTGTGTATCGGGATCTTTGCCCAGCAAAGTACCGGATATTTGTATACTGGTCGCTTGCGCTAAGTTATCTTCATCATCGGCAACACCTAAAGCATCAAGCACATTTAATAAATCTTCAAGGTAGTTTACATCAAGATAATTTATGTCTAGTTCTGTAAATTCCAAGCTGTCTTCTTTTAAATAATCATCTGCAAGATAGTCTATGTCTAGGTCGTTAAAATCTAAAACGCTATCTGTTTGTGTGCGTGTGGTTTCTTCTTCTGTAACTGTTTCTTGTTTAGGAGGGGTGACGATAAGCATATTGTCTATAAGATCTAATGTTAAATCTAAAATAACAGGTTTGGTGGGAGATGATTCAAACACACTAACTGTAGTTGCTTGAAATGGTTTGTTGAGTAAAACTGATCCTGTAGCGGTAACCACTTCAATCTCGCCACTAGATAACCCTAAAGCATCTGGAAGTAAAACTATAAGACTTTTTCCTAATTCGTCCACGGTGACACTAAAATCTGTTCCACGAATTGCGATATTTGCGGTCGGTGTTTGCAGTTTTATGTTTTGTTTGTCTATACGGTTCAAATTTCCTGTTATAAACCTGGCAGTGCCTAAACCAAAAGTAAGCGCCATTTTTGCTTTACTAGGATCGGGGTCGTATATGTATTCGTCTATAAGTAGTTGCGAGTTTTCAGTAAGTTTTACTTTAGAATCATCAAGAAACGTAATAGCCATTCTACCGTCTTGAGTAATAGCCTCATCATTACTTTGTATCGCAAACTTTAGATTTGCATCGTATGCTTTGTCTCTTACTATTTGTGCTGAGCCGTTTAGTTCAGATATGCCTCCAATATCAGCAGGAAGTGCTTGTGCCTTGATCGTTTTGAATGACACACACAGTAGAAGAAGCATTACCGCCGACCGATATAATTTTAAGCCAGTCATTGTCTTGGGTACTCAGTTGTTGAATGTTAAATGTTCTTTGTCCGCCCGTGTGGTCTAAATAAAAATATCCACCCGCTGAGGCATTAACACCGGTGCCTGTGTAAGTCACTGTATTATCACTACCATCTATATCCATGTAGTTAGTTGCGCCATCAATATTTATATTAGATGTGACTGTGTTATTTGAGCCTTGTATAATCCAATCTAAATTTAAGTTTGCTGCTATTGCAGTGGTCCCTTGGTTTAAGGTAAATGTATTGCTACTTCCTGTGACTGCTATATTTTGGTCAGAGCCCGCAGAGCTGTAAGTGTTTGTTGGGTCTACTTGTATAGTGAAAGTATTGCTGCCACCAGTAAAATTATATAATCCCGTAAAAGTATTAGCGTTTATATCACCTAAAAATTTATTAGTTGCACCAATCATATTTATATCAAGCGTCATGCTTGTGCCATCCAAATCAAAAGGATTTACACTGCCAGCCGTTGAGTTTAAACCCCCAATTATATTAGATATACCTAATTGTTCTAGGTCTATATTCGCACCAGTACCAGACTGATCTACATATATTTCGTTATCAGCCGCGTAACTCGTCCATGCACTCAGCATCACAAGTAGGCTTATCAATTTTCTCATCATTTGATTTTAATACCTCGTTATTATTTTGTAAAACCCAAAACCCTTTTTTATAACCAGACTCTACTATTGATAAAACACCGCCCTCAATCGCTTTCATTAGTGCTATGGTCGATGACTCATTTCTAGCATTACCGAGCTCTATCTCCACTAGCTCGGTTCCAGCCTCAATAAATCTAAATATGTCCTCAGATTTACCGTAGCTAAATATAGTTTTTTGACTTAATACCTCCAACAATACCTCACCTGTAGCTACTGAAACCATGCGCAAACTTACAGTTATGTTGTCCTCTCTGTACTGTACGCTGTTGCCTATGCCTAAATATCTTGCTCCAATACCGCCGGACTCTAAGTTGGCCTCGTAAGATATAACAGCTCCTTCTATTAAAATACCAGCAAATAATAAAGGTCTAAGTGCTTTCTTTTTTTCTTCTTCACTGGCTGTTTGCTCTCTTGCAGATCTTATAAGTTGTCGTTCTTTTGTTAAATTGTCCAAGCCAACCCTTTCGACTACTCTAAAAAACTCTCCGTTGCCAGCGTGTTTTAAAGCTCGTATAAGCAGTGCGTTTGGTTGTTGAGTTATCGCGGTGCTAAACAAAGCAAACTCACTATTGCTTTTACGTTGGCCTGTTTGATCTGTAAAAGCTGTAGGGTATACAGCAACTACAGGACTAACTTTTGGTATGGCTACATTTTTTAATTCTGGAGATTGCAGATCTTGTATTGATACTACATCAAGATTTTTAAATCTTTGTTCATAGGTATCTTCAAACTGATTCGTTATGGAGCAACTAGAAAGTAAAAGTACCGATAGGAATCGTAATTTCTGTAACTGTGCCATCTGCCTCTGTTATTTTTAGGGTTAATGTTACGCCATCGCTAGTGTATTCAATGATATTTCCTTCAAGTGTTATTGTACCTGCATTTTGTGGCGTTTCTCCAAACAGGTTATTGACCAGTTGCCTGGACAACTCTGCATATACTCTTGATTCAAGGTTGCGCATAAACCGTGCAAGTGTTGAGTTTTCTTTCTCTCTTTCTATTTCATCCTGCAAGGCTTTTATTTCTTCTTTGATAGTAAGTTTGCGGCTATGCTCTTGATTTTCTATGGTTAGGTAATGAGATGATGTACCGACACCATTGAAACTAGGTGATTTAAACTTGTGTGTTATGGTGTCAGCTTTAATTAACGAGGACAATACTAAGGTCATAAGTAAAAGAATTAAGGCAAATGCTATGTATTCTTTTTGATCGTTGCTAAGTTTTTTCATAATAAGTGACTGTCATCAAACCATAACGCAGGATAAACAGATAGTCGCTATTGTTCCTATGAGGCCCAGCTTAATCATCTGATCGTTGTTCATTTTCCTGCTCTTTTAACTTTAAAATCGTATTTACTTTTTGTTGTAATCGTATCATATCTTGATCTAACAGCCTTAATTGGTCAGTCAAGCGTATAATAGTTTTTTTCATTTCGCCGACAGCTGGATCTATAATTTTTGTAATGGTAATCCAAACATAATAAACAAAGTAACCCAAACCAACGACCATGACAGTGGTAAACCCAAATTCATCTATAAGAGCAACTATGTCCATTAGTCACGCCTGGCATCAATTTTGCCATCTTCTAAAAAATTTTCTGCTCTTGCAATTCGATCTAAGTCTGGTGATAAATTTAAAGCGCTAGATACGCTCGTATCAATGCGGATCATATCGTTGTTCATTATAGATGCTCTAGTAATAAGCATTTTTGTAATTGCCTCTACGCTTTTTATATCACTAACCAAACCACCCATAAGTTGTTTCATAATGATAAAAATAAAGTAACCCATGGCCAAGCCACTCGCAATAGGCACACCAACCTCAGAGATCAAGCGAAATGCTTGGTCCATTAATCTTCGCCTTTAAACTGCTTGCTGCTGCCTGTTGTTCCGGCGTATAGACCAAACCATGCTGCTCCGGCCCCAACCACTATAGAAATAAGTCCGGATTGCTCAAACGATGGTTCTGGCAGTTCCATAAACCAAATAGTACATTTATATAATAAAACTATATAAACCGTAAGAAAGGCTCTGGGAAAAATGCGCCAGGAGTCAACTGCTTTGGCCAAGTGGATCCATTTTTGGTGTGGGTTAATCTTGTCATCGGCCTCCAGATCTCTTATTTTATCTTTGAGATCTGAAATTTCCTGTATCATGGCCATGAATTTATTGAGATCCATTTCGACCTCGTTTCTGTCCATGTCACCACCAAATTTGCTGCTGCCTTCATTCATATAAATTCAGCCAATACTATGGCCCCAACTATAAAAGGATAAACTGCCCAGATCATGTTTTCTAATTTATCAAATCTTTTAGAGCCATCTTCCAGGCGTTTATCAATGTTTTTGTATAAGGCTCTACACTCGCGTTCGTGTGATTCTATTGCGTTTAGCGCATCTTTAGCGGTGGCCATTACTTTTGCTTAGGCCTACCGGGTTTTTTTGCCACTCTAATTGTTGTGTAAGCCTCATCCACATCTGGCGTTGATTTATCATCTGCCACATATTGACCTTTTTTAGTTCTAGCTCTTACTTTTTTTTCTTCTGTTCCGGTGAAAAAATCCACTACCCTAGTCCATAAACTCATTTTTACTTCTCCTTGGCCTTCCCAATATTTAGAGCTGCCCAGTCAATCAACTTATATAATTTGCCGATCCAAACATCATCTTTTGGGGTGGGTGTGCTGGCGGCAATTAAACTTGCAACTGTCACAATTATTGTAACCCAGCTTACTAAATTAAAAATCATTTCCATTTTTTACTCCTTTAAAGGGGGTGATCGTCACTGTCACCCATTAATAAAATACTTAAACCAGTAAGTACAACTGTTGATACGAGTATATTGACTATTAAATAGCTCATTACTTTAAAATTTGATTGTAAACTTCCATAAACATTAATTAGCTGCTATGTATGCTTTGCCAGTTGTAATTGCACTTGTATAGCTAGATTTATCTTCGGATGAATTTTTTATATCTGGTTTTTCGTTAGTGCCGTCATAAGCTAAAATAATTTCAAGATGGTCAACATTACGCTGAATCATCGCATTAATTTCTGCTTGAGTTACGTCTGCTGTAAGCCAAAAATTTGAACTGCTACCATCGGTATTAATGCTATTGATAACTGTTACGCTATCGGTTGCCGCTGTTAATACTTCTGCTACTGTTTGTGCCATTTTCTATTCCCCTTTAAGTGTTTTTACTTCTGATTTGAGTATTTCTACTTGTTGTGTCAATTCTTGCATTGCTTTTATTAAAGGTATAACAAACATTTCTCTTGAAATTTGTTGAGTTCCATCGGGCAGCTCATCCCAACCTTCAAAGCTATCTACACCTGCATTGTCCAATGCTTGTTTTACTTCTTGAGCAATTAGACCATGATGAACTTTATCATCGACTGGTGTTGTTGATTCAGCATCATACGTTACCCATTCTTTCGGAAATTCACTTCGTGCTTTAAATTTATATTTAGTAGTTCTTAAATCATTAATAAAATCTAAACCAAGAGTGTCGTCAACAATATCTTTTTTCTTTCTTTCGTCAGAAGTTTGTGTCCATGTAGCGTTAGAAGTGTAGTCATTATAAATATGTCCGCCATTACTTCCTAGATGAACTCTGTTATCGGCTGTTCCACTGTAGGCATAACCTATAACAATTCTATTTTCAGCAGCTGCTGTTCCGGGATTTGTTATATAGCCAAGGGTAGTGTTTCCATTTCCAGTTGTCTGTCCTCCAGACGACCAACCTACAGAAGTGTTAGCTGCGCCCGTAGTAATTCCAGAATTTGCTCTGTATCCTACTCCTACATTTCTACCTAAACCTGTAGTAGCACCTTTCATTGCTTCAAAACCAACTGCTGTGTTGCCTGTTTGAGTAGTTTGAACTAGCAAAGAAGAGTAACCAATGCCTACATTTTCTGCTGAGGTGGTGTTTGCCTGCATCGCAGATTTACCAGCAGCCACGTTGTTAGCTGCTGTGGTATTTGACTCTAATGCCTCCATACCTAATGCAACATTATTATTGCCTGTGCTGTTTGTATCTAAGGCTAATGCCCCCAAAGCAGTATTTTGAGTTCCTGTGGAAATAAGTCTACCTGCATGATACCCTATACCAACATTATAATTACCCGATGTAACTGTAAAAAGTGCATCTGACCCTATAGCAACACCATCCGTGCCCGAACTAACATTGTGCATTGCTCTATATCCAATAGCTACATTGTCGTCACTATTTGAGTTTTGTAATGCTCCAAGACCAATACCAATATTATAATCGCCAGTTGTGTTTGTGAATAAAGTTGCCTCTCCAACTCCTACATTACCGTTTCCTTCTGTATTATCAGGTAACACCCTAGAGCCTAATGCAGTGTTTTGTCCACCTGTTGTGTTAGCTTGTAGTGCTGCATTACCAAGTGCTGAGTTATTAAATCCTGTAGTGTTTGCTGTTAAGGTACTAAAACCGATAGCAGTATTCAGATCGCCACTAGTCAAAGCTGCAAAAACATCTACACCCACACCAGTATTGTAATTAGCTGCATCGATTGTGCCTGTGGTGGTATCTCCAATCATAAAGGAGGACGTGCCAAATGTTTTATAATTTAATTGCGAACCATTAATGGTTAGAACATCTGTTTCTGTAGTTCCGTCCACATCAAGATCAGTGCCTACAAATAGTTTTTTGGCTATACTTGCACCACCTTCTGTACGCAAAGCTCCTGTGTCTCCTGTAGCATCGCTAGAATCAGTAGTATCTGTAATATCTACAACACCTGCTACAGTTAAGGTTGAGGCCATGTCAACAGCTCCGTCAATGTCTACAACGTCTAAGTTAGCTGTACCATTAACATCAATAGCGCCCTCTAGGTCTATGTCACCATTAACAATAAGATCATCTGTAACTGTAAGATCGTCCTCTACTTTAAGATCTACCACATTAAGGCTGGCATAAGCGTCAACAACTGCTGCTCCAGAACCAGCTCCATCCAAATAAATTGCTTTTGTGTCTCCTGCTGGGATAGTTATGTTGGCCCCGGTGCCTTGTGAAATAATTATGTTTTGGGATCCGCTGGTGCCGTTTTCGATAAACTGCATCCTGCTTATGGTGTTAGGTGCTATGGTGATAG